GCAAAGTATAAAGCATCATACGATGAGAATTACGGGACACATAGAAAGATAATTGAAAACGATTTTTTAAAGAATGTAAAACTAACGGAAGTTATTTTTAGTCCAACACCATTAGCAAATATAGGTGGAACGGATAGGATTTTGTCACAAATTATTACATTAAATGCGACAGGAAGTATATCGGATATTAAAGCGTGTAACATTCGAATATTATATTATGGTGGAGTAAAAACAACTGCAAATAGTTGGACGTATACAAGTTCGGTAAGTGGAACTACAACCGAAACAACCTATCCTTATTCGGGACACGTTGACGAGCCATTAAATCCTACATTAGATTTATCCTTTGGAGTACCAAAAGAAGTATTTTATTTAACTGCTGACTATACAAACAATAACTTATATAATAAATATTACGGAGAATACATTGATGAAATCTCTGATAAGAATAGTAAGATAGTATCGGCATATTTAAATTTAACACCTTTCGATATTTTCACTTTAGATTTTAGAAATACTTTCTACATTGATAAATACCATTTGAGATTAAATAAGATTTCAGATTATAATTTTGTCGATGAATCATTAACGAAGTGTGAGTTTATAAGAATTAAGAAACCGAATCCATTTGTATCGGATAGCATAACTATCGGAGGGTACGATGCAATATTTAATAACGGGGATGCTTCTCCTGCAGTATTAGGAACGAGAGCAACACCTGAGTTATTTGGTAATATAGTAGCACCAACAAACGTAGTAGAAAACACTATACGAGGATGCGTTATAACTGGAACGGATAATTATGTAGGGGATGGATGCGAGAATATTATAATGGATAATTGTATAAGATGTTCCGTTCCAAGTGGAGTAACAAATGTATCGTTAAGAAATTGTACGGATTTTGTTGCGAGTGAATCAAACACAACTTACCAAAATAATAGTGTAGTAATAAACGATGCATTAATTATAAGTAAGACAATAACGATTCCGAGTGCGGATGTATTAAACTTATTTACTACACCTTATTTATTAATTGATTCTGCAGGTGCTGGTTATTTCATTCAAGTATTGACAGCTTCGTGCAAAGTGAATTTCAACACAACAGCTTACGCAACAAGCACAACATTGTATATTAATACTGATACAGCAAACATTCAACAACACAATTTAATTGATACTTTAAATACTACGTTGACGAGGATTGGTGTGTCAAGCCAACAAGTGACAAGTGTGTCAGATACGCAATTAATCTCTAACAAGGGAATTTATTTACAAGCACAAGTAGCAAATCCAACATTAGGAGATAGCGACATAATTATTTATTTAACATATAGAATCATTCAGGAATAATGGCAGCAGACGAGGAAATTTTAATAACACTAAAAGTCGACACAACGGAATCGGCTAAATCTTTAAAGCAATTACGTCAAGAGTATAAAGACCAACTAAAAGAATTAGAAGGTTTAACTGTTGGTACGAAAGAGTACATCGATACTTTATCACGAATCGGAGGTATTAAAGATGAGATAGGAGATTTAAACGATACAATTAAATCATTCAATCCTGAAGGTAAAGTACAAGCATTTGGAAATGTTATAGGTGGTTTAGCATCGGGTATACAAGGAGCAGTAGGTGCTATGGCATTGTTTGGTGTGGAATCGGAAGAGACACAAAAAATGTTATTAAAAGTACAAGCAGCATCTGCATTTGCTGAAGGTATAAAAGGAGTTATAAGTTTAGGGGATTCGTTTAAGAATCTCCAGTTAGTATTAGGCAAAACAGCATTAGGGCAAAAACTTGTAACAGTAGGTCAATACCTTTGGAATGCGGCTTTAAAGGCAAATCCAATAGGATTAATAATTGCAGGAATTACAGCTTTAATTGGTGCATTTGCTTTATTATCTGTATCGTCTGAGGATGCTGCATTAAGCCAAGAAAGGTTAAACGAATTAGAAAAAGAAGCAGCAGAGAAATTAGATAAACATATAGCAGCTATTGAAAAAAAGAATGCCGTATTAAACAAAGCATCTGACTTTGAGATTCAATTATTAAAGGCAAAGGGAGCAACGGAGGAAGAGTTATTCGAAGCCGAAAAGAAAAGGGATGAAAAGAGAAGATTACAATTAATGTTTATTAAAGGAGTTAGGGATTTAAGTGCAGCAGAATCTGCTGAATTATTAGCATTAACACAAAAACAAACATTGGCATATGCAAAGATTATTGGAGATGCAAAAAAAGAAGAAGTAGTAAACAAAAAGAAATCGGCTGAAGAACAAAAGAAAATAGACGATAAAGCAGTAGATGATAAAGCAGCAAATGATGCAAAGATATTAGCGAATACTACAAAGCTAATAGAGGACACAACAAAATTAAAAGAAGATGAGGAGTTAAGATTAGCAGCAAACGATGAGATAAGATTAACTATTTTAAGAGATAGAGAACTTGTTTTATTAGAAGAGCAAAAGAAAGCATCTAACACATCAATAGAAGCAAAACAAGCATATGAAGATTCAAAGTTAGCTATCGACCAAAAGTATATGGACGATGTTAATAATTTACGGATAGCAGATGGAATAAAAAAAGATGAGCAGAATGCAGCAGATTTATTAAAAGCACAAGAATTAAAGACTGCACAATTAGAATTAAAATCCACAACAGCAACAACCGAGTATAACCAACTTGTTGCACAAGGTAGTTTAGGTTTAGCGTTATCCTTTGATTTAGCACAACAACAAGCAGATGCGGAATTAGCAGTATTAAAGGATAAGAACGAACGAGGATTATTAACCGCACAAGAGTATGCGGATGCACAAGCAAAAATTGAAGATGATTTACAAGCTAAAAAACTTAATGCAGTAGAGGGTGGATTAAATTCTGCACAAAATTTATCCAATGCATTTTTTAGTTTGGCACAAGCAGCTGCAGGAAAGGATGCAAAGAAACAACTTGAATTAAAAAAGAAGCAATTTAAAGTAGATAAAGCGTTTAACTTAGTAAGAGCAACTATCGATGGTATTCGTTCAGTACAAGCAGCGTTAACACAAACACCTCCTTTATCTTATGTCTTAGCAGCGTTCAATGGAGTTATGGCTGCAGCGAACATAGCTAAAATTGCTTCATCTAAATTTGAAGGAGAAACTGGTGGAGGTGGTGGAGGTAGTGGAGATATTCCTACTGCAATGACTGCTCCAACAATTAATGCACCATCGTCATCGAGTACACAATTAAATGCAGATGGAAGTGTTAAACCATCAGGAGGACAAATCACATCGAGAGTAATTGTAGTAGAAAGCGACATTACTAATAAACAAAGGCAAGTAGCGAGTATGCAACAAAATGCATCGGTATAAATGGGACAAAATGATTTTCATATAATATATTATTATGGATAGAAAACTACCAGTCTATAAATTAGTTGTATCAGATGAGTTAGATAATAGTGGAGTATTTGCTATTGCGTTAGTTGACAAACCTGCAATTAAAACTACTTGGTTTTTATTCGATGAGCAGATTAAATTTGCGATACAAGAGGATAGACAAATAGTAACGATGCCTATAATGATTGCAGATTTACCTATCTATCGTAGAGATAAAGAAAGAGGCGAGTATTATGTTTTGTTTGAAGCATCTGAGATAGAGAAGATTCAGCAAAAGTTTATGATGAACAATCATCTTCATAATGTAAACGAGATGCACGATTCTAATAATAAAGTAGAGGGAGTTTATTTAGTAAATTCTTTTGTGAGTGATGAGGAGATGGGAATTAAAGCACCCGAGATGTTCAAAGATTTGCCTAATGGAACTTGGTACGGAAGTTATAAGTTTACGAATAAAAAGTATTGGGATGAAATGGTTAAGACTGGGAATTTTCAAGCAGTATCGGTAGAGGGTATTTTTGATATGGTTGATGAAAAAAAGCAATTAGAAAAACAAATATTAGACGAAGTAAAAAACATATTATCTTAAAAAAAATGACAAAAATAACTGACAAATTAAGAGGATTATTGGATAAGTACGATGCAAAATTCGGAAGCCAAGAAATGAAATTTATGGATGCTAAGTTAATCGATGGTGTAACTGTTGTTCGTTTCCCTTCTGATATGCCAACCAAAGGAGACGTAGTAACTGTAATAACCGAGCAAGGCGAATTAGCGTTACCTGATAGCGAAATCGATATGCCATATGTATTAGAAGATGGTCATACGTTTACAGTTGTTAATGGTTTAATTGATGTGGTAGTAATGCCTGAAGTAGTTGAGCCAATCGTTGAGGAAGTAACACCAGTAACGGAAGTAGTTGCACCAATCGTTGAGGATATGAATAAAATGGATAAACCAAAACGTGTTATTAAATCACAAGTAGAGGAGCATATTTTTTCATTAGAAATTGAAGGTGTAGAAACAATTACAATAGATTTCTCTTCTATGTTCAAAGCATCAAATGATAAGATTGAAAAATTAGAAAGCGAAAATAAATCGTTAGTAGAAAAATTCAATTCACAAAACGAAGTAAATAAAGAATTAGCAAATACGATTGAATTAATCGCAGATGAGCCATCAAAGAAATCGCAAGAACTTATTAAATTAAAGAGTAAGAGTTGGGACGAAATGACAGCATTAGAAAAATATAGAGCAAATAAATATTAAGCTATGGCACAACTTTATAAACTATCCGATAAATGTTCTTTATGTTATGTAGAAGTACAAAACAAAGATACGGGACTATGGACAAAAGAAACACAATTAGCAGTATTTCCTTTTGGAGTTATTAGTCCATTAACGAATGAAAAGTTAACCGATGAAATAGCAGAGTGGTTATTAACGAGAGCAGATTACCAAGAGGGTGGAGAGAATTTCGGTAAAGTAGTAAAAAAACAACAAGATAAAATAAGTAAAATAAAATAATTAAATTTAAAACACATTAAACAATGGCAATTTCGTACACACCAACAGACATTAGAGGTAAGGCATATGAGCCTGTAATCGAAGAAATCCTTTTCGCAAATGACACAGTTAATAAAAACTATGTAGCATTTGAAACTGACGTAAAATCAGACACAATTTTTACTGAAAATGATAACACTGCAACAATGCAAGCGTTCTCTTCAGGAGTACCAACATCAAGTGGAACATTAGGTTTAACTGATACATTAGTATCTCCAGTTAAAGTTATGTACTACCAAGAATTTGACCCGAACACATTGCGTTCATCTCGTTTCAAAAGAGATATGGCTGCAGGTGCTTGGAATGTAGAATCAAACGAATTTGCAACATCAGTTTTAGGGTCTTATGGTAGATTAATTTCCGAAGATTTACAAGCTAAATTTTGGAGTAATGCAACATCTGCTACAAAAACAGCAGTAGCAGCAGGAGCAAATACAACTGCAGAAAAAGCATACGTAGCAGGTTTAACTGCAGGTCAATTTGATGGCGTTATTACTCGAATGATTTATAACAATGGTGCAGTAGGTGGACGTGTTAACGTAGTAGGAGTAGCTATTACATCTGCTACAATCGCAGCAGAATACGCAAGAGCATACGCAGCAGTTCCATCGAGAGTATTATTTGGAGCAGTAAAACCATACATTTACGCACCTTATTCTCACAAGCAATTTATTAATATTTACAATGTATCTGCAACGTATCGTGATTTGTTTTCCGTACAAGCAGATGGACGTTATTTTTACAACGGAGTAGAAATTGTATTTGTTCCATTAGCTGAGAACATTATGATTATTGCACGTCCCGATTATATCGTTTGGTGTACTGATTTGTTAAGCGATATTAATATGTTGAAAATTGATAAAATTGCTTTGAATCGTGAAGATATGTTTGTTAAAAATGTTATGACAATCTTTGCTCACGTATTGAATCAATCAATGAACGTGTTATATTTATAGTAAAAATGGGGGAGAGGATTCTTTCCCCCTTTATTTAAACTTTTAAAACATAAAATAAAATGGCTTGTGAACTAACCCAAAACTTTACGATTGATTGTATCAATTCGAAAGGTGGAGTAAAAATATTATATGTTGCCGATTACGATGATTTGGTAACACCTCCAACAATTGTTGCAGGAGCAGTAACAGTAATGGCATTAACTGTAGGTGCTAAATTTTGGACTTATAATTTAGAAAAACAAAATGCTTCGTTTGCTCAATCTTTGAAAAAAGATTACAACACGGGAACTGTTTTTTACGATTTAAAATACGATTGGAACATTAAAAAAATGGCAGTTGCTACATTGCAAGAACTTTCTATCTTAGCACAAAAAAGATTATTGATTATCCACAAAGATAACAATGGTTTATATTGGTTAGGTGGAGTTGAGAACGGATGCGATTTAATGACTGACGATACAACAAGTGGTAAAGCATTTGGAGAATTAAACGGAAGCACATTATCGGTAACGGGTGAAGAGCCATTTAAGGTTTACCAAGTACCAAGTAATATTGTTGCTACATTAATCGTTCCTGCGGTATAACTATTCATAGTAGTTTTTTAGGGGAAAAAGTCGGGCATTTATGTTCGGCTTTTTTTTTGGGACAAAGTGATTAATTTTCAATATAATAGTATGATACTAATTAACAAAGGAGAAAGTAATATAGTGGATTTGACGTTAACGGAAAGAGTTACGTTAGCAGTTCCAGTATTCTTATTTAGATTTGTTAATGATATTACTAACGTAGAATTTGCGTGTATAATGGCGAACACATCAATCTATAAAGATAGATACGATAGGTTTACTTTTATCGAAGGAACTACGTTAACATTAAATCCTACTGGCTTTTATCATTACTACATTTACGAGCAAGTGAGCAATGTTAATTTAGATTATACATTAGCAGGTAACTTATTAGAAGTAGGAAAACTACGAGTAGTAACAACAGCAGAAACGCAACCAATAACGGAGTTTACTGCTCCGAATACTTATAAAGCATTTGAATATAATTCATAAAAAATGGCAGAAAATAATAAATTTGAAGCAATCCCTTTTACATTTGATGTAACACCTTTACCTGAGTTTAAAACTGAGCAAGGTAAATCGTGGGTAAGATGGGGAAGAGATAACTTGTATTGTGATTATTTGGTGGATTTGTATTCACGTTCACCGAGACACGGAACTATTATAAACGCAAAGGTAGATTATATTTTGGGCGGTGGTTTAACTTTTGACGATAGCAATATTATGCCATCTGAGGAAGCAATGGCAATCGATTTTATTAAATTTATGAAATCAAATAACCAATCTTATGAAATGATAAGAGATGGGGAATTATTTAATGGAGTAGCAGTTGAGATTATATGGAATAAAAAAAGAACAAAACCAGTTGAATTAGTTTATATTCCTTTTTCACGTTTAAGAACAAACGAAGATGAAAGCGAATATTACTATTCTAAAAATTGGAAATCAAATGTTCAGGATGAAAAAACAACGGGATTTAGAGTGTTTCAAAAGTTCGATATAAACAATCCCGAAGATTCGCAGATATACGTTTACACGATAAAGGGTGCAGTTAAAACGGGGCAACCAAATGTTTATCCTACACCAAATTATCAAAGTGGAGTAATCGACATTGAGAGTGATATTGCGATAGGAGAGTTCGATAATTCAAATTTATTAACGGGATTTACTGCAGGAACTATTATAAATTTTAACAACGGAGAGCCATCTACAAAGACTGCAAAAGAATCCATTGTTAATGCAGTAAAACATCAAGGTACGGGAGCAAATAAAGCAGGTGCAGTATTTGTATCTTTTAATAATTCAAAGGATAAAGAAACAACAGTAACAAGCATAACACCATCTGATTTAGATAAACAAAATATCGAGGTAGATAAGCGTGTTGAATCCCGTATTTATGCAACACATAAAATAACGAATCCTGCTTTATTTGGTATTAGAAATGAAGGTGCAATAAGTGGAGATAATAATTTAGGAAAAGATTTTGAGTTATTTCAATCTATCTATACTGACAATAGACAAAAATGGCACGAGCATTTTATTAATGATATTGCTAAATATTTCGGAGTAACTACACCAGTTACTTTTAAACGTGTTCCTCCTATCACACAATCAATCGATTCAAATAAAATATCTGAAGCGTATACTATTGATGAGGTAAGAGATATATTAGGTTTACCAAGTTTAAAAACTAAAAAATCAGATGCGAGTGAGCAGGTAATTAATTCTATTAATTCACTTTCTCCG